AGCAGAAGAGATAACCACAGGTAATCTAATTACCAATGGTAACTTTGAAACTGGTAATGCTAATAGCTGGACTACCTCTGGTGATGTACAAGTATTAAATGATTGCTGTGAATTAAATAATGTTCCTAGTAATTATGATATAGAGTTTGGTGACAGTGGTTCTATTGAACAAGATTTTAATTTATCTACAGATACTATAACACAAAATATGTTAGATAATGGTATTACATTAGATTCTAGTATAGATGCACAAAATGGTGAGTGTAGTGTTGCAGGATGTTGGGGTGGTCAAGGAGATGCTGATACCTTTACAAATGTACTAACAATCAAAGACTCTGATGGCAATACTCTTGCATCAAATACTACAATAAGAACTGATGTTACAGATATTAATGGTGAAATATTTACAGATAGATTAATATATAATGGTACTGGATCTAGTGTAGGTAATATAAATATATCTGGATCTGATGCTAATGCTCCTGCTAATTTAGGTGGCCCTAATGTAGATAATATTTCTGTTACTATGACCTATGATAATTCTGTATTAGATAATGAAATTGTAGAAGAGATTGGGAATGTATTTGAAAACATAGAAGAAGTCTTTGAGTATATAGAGTTTGTAGAAATAGAAGAAATGTTTGAAGAGATGATTACATTTTTTGCTGAACCACCTGTATTAGAAGAAATGATGCCAGAAAAAGAAATATCTTTTGAACCTATGCTAATGGTAATTGAAGAGATGCCTATAGAAGAAGAGATAGTCATGAGTGCAGAACCTATGATTGAAGAAGAGATTATAGAAGAAGAACCTAGACTTATATTTTTAGGTACAGCACCAGAAGAAGAAGAAATAATAGAAGAGACAACAGAAATTATAACTAGTTTTTTACCACCACCTACTGCAAAAGAAGAAGAGATGATTGAAGAGGAGGAAATGGTAGAAGAAGAATCTATGATTGAAGAAGAGTTTGTTGAAGAAGAGCCAACTAAAATGGCATCTACATCTAACAAAGAATTTAAAGAAGAAAAAGAAGAATTTATTGAAGAAGAATCTGAAGAAGTAGTAGAAGAATCAAATGAAGAAGAAGTTAAAGAAAAGAAACCTACTAGCAAAACTACTAAGACTGCCAATGTTAAAAATGAAAATAATAAAAAGCAAAAAAATATACAACCGAAAGAAGCAATCAAAAATAACCTTGTAAAAATTATGGATAAAGTTGATAAAGATATAAAAGATATATCAAAAAATTTACAAATAAAAAATATTATTAAGTTAGATG